TATTTCAAGCTGATCTCTTAAAAAAAGCGGAGCAAGAACCAAAAAATTTAGAGATGTATATGCTTATTGAACACCTTGCTAAACAAATAGAAAGTATAGAAAAAGAAATAGATGCATCAAGATATAACAAAGTAAACATAGATCATCTTAAAGAACAAGTAGATATGTTGCAAAAAAAACTAAACGGACATTAATATGGTAACAGAAATTATAGCACTTCTTATGATTATGGATCATGAAATTAAAGAACACAGAATACAATCTTCTATGAGTACTTGTTTAAAACATAAACGTGAAGCTTCTCGTATAGTAAAAGATAATATTGAATATCGCTGTATTGTTTCTAAAGCAGAGCTTGAAGAAAATATTGATGGAAGTAAATCAATTAAGAAATTAATTTTAGAATAATGACTTTAAAAGCACACCAAAACCCTAGTGGTGGATTGAATGCAAAAGGTAGAGCATACTACAAAGCTAAAGGTCATAATTTAAAAAAACCTGTCACGGGTAAAGTAAAAGCAGGATCTAAAGCCGCTGGCCGAAGAAAATCTTTTTGTGCTCGTATGTCAGGAGTAAAAGGGCCAATGAAAGACAGTAAAGGAAGACCAACAAGAAAAGCATTAGCCTTACGTAAATGGAAATGCTAAAGGAGAACTATGAAACTTAAACAACATATACCACACATTATAAAAGAACATAAAAAAGAAGCCGTAGGTATTCTTGTAATTATGATACTTTTAGCAATATTTTAATTAATGAAAGATAACGAAAAAAAATTATCAGAGTTACATAATAAACTGACTGATAAATTATTAGAAAAAATTAGAGATCCTGAAGTTAAAGCTTCTGATCTTAATGTAGCTAGGCAATTCTTAAAGGATAATAATATAGATTGTTCCCCTACCGAGAACAACTCTATAGGGAAACTAGCTGAGGAGCTCCCTTTTAAGCTCTCTGACGTAGTGCAGGGCAAAGGGGATATAAAGCAATAATCGCAAAAAATTACGCCTCCAGTGGCGTTTAAAAGGTATATTATGAAAGAGATAACCCAAGATTTCAGGAATTTCCTGTTTATCGCTTGGAAACACTTAAACCTGCCTAGTCCTACCAAAGTACAGTTTGACATGGCAGACTACCTACAAAATGCACCTAGACGAGCAGTTATACAAGCCTTTAGGGGTGTAGGTAAGTCTTGGATCTGTAGTGCCTTTGTATGTTGGAACTTACTGCGAAACCCTAATTTAAAATTCTTGGTAGTGTCTGCTAGTAAAAATAGAGCAGATGACTTCAGTACATTTACTAAAAGACTGATTACTGAAATGCCGATCTTGAAACACCTATCCCCAAGATCAGACCAAAGGGGAAGTAATGTATCCTTTGATGTTGCTCCTGCGAAAGCGGCACACTCACCATCTGTTAAGTCCGTAGGTATCACAGGACAACTAACAGGATCTAGAGCAGACTTTATTATATCTGATGACTGCGAAAGTTTAAACAATAGTTTAACTCAAAGTATGAGAGATAAACTGACGGATAATGTTAAAGAGTTTGAAGCTGTGTTATCTCCTAAAGGTAAGATTATATTTTTAGGAACACCACAGTCAGATATGTCGGTGTATAATGATTTAGCACCGAGAGGTTATGACACTAGAATATGGCCTGCAAGAATGCCTGACAATACTAAAATTCATAGATATGAAAACAAACTAGCACCCTATATATCTGATGGTGACTTTAAAGATCTAGAACCGATAGATCCCGAAAGATTTAATGATTTAGAACTAAAAGAAAGAGAAGCTAGTTATGGACGTAGTGGCTTTGCCCTACAGTTTATGTTGGACACTACTTTATCCGACAAAGAAAGATATCCATTAAAATTATCTGACCTTGTTGTTATGGACATCAACAATGATATTGCACCCGTTAAAATTGCTTGGGCGGGCAGTCCTGAATACACTTGTGAAGATTTACCATCAGTAGGATTTACTGGTGATAAATATTATAACCCAATGTTTAAGTCAGAAGAATTTGGCGACTATAAAGGATCTGTTATGTCTATTGATCCTGCGGGTCGTGGCCAAGATGAATTGGCGATTGCCATAGTTAAACAGCTAGGTGGCAATCTATTTGTGCAGAACTGCACGGGGTTAAGTGGTGGGTATACAGAAAGCAATCTAACTAAGATTGCAACACTAGCTAGAGACACTAAAGTTAATGTTATAATCGTTGAGAGTAACTTTGGTGATGGTATGTTTACACAACTATTAAAACCTGTAGTCCAAAGGTATTATCCTGTGACTATAGAAGAAGTTAATCATACCAAACAAAAAGAACTAAGGATCATTGATACCTTAGAACCTGTGATGAACCAACATAAGTTGGTTGTAAGTCCACAGTTAATACGTCAAGACTTTGACACTAAAGATCCTAACTACCAATTGTTTTATCAATTAACTAGAATAACTAAAGATAGGGGCTCATTAAGAAATGATGACCGACTAGATGCTTTAGCTATTGCTGTAGCCTATTGGGTTGAACAAATGGCAGTAGACTCAGAAACACAATTGCAAGACCATAGAGAGCAACTGTTGAAGAAAGACCTAGAGTCATTTCTAGAGGGAACTCTAGGAGTAGGAGCTAAAGGCGACCGTTGGATCTAAAGTAAGACAATCAGGTCTATACAACTACTACGATTAATCTGATTAGAGTATCTATAGTATTATATCTATAGTATTAGTTGTAGTATTATATCTATTAGATAATATCATTGTGTTATCTCACTGTGTATACACACTGAAGAACTATATATTGTATAAGCAGTAGTCTTAGGACTACCATAAATCACAAATACTTAAATAAGCTAGTATTGACGTAATGACTTAACGACCGTTAGTACTCGTTAGTTGCTTTTGTGCAACAGTTTTGTTTTGTCAAAAAAATCTGAAAGGGTATCTTGTTTACATTCACTATCGAAAAACCCCCTTGCAACCCAAAGTTGTGACCATAATGGGTCAATTGTAATAAGCCAATAACCACAATAAAAGCCACAAAGGACTAAATATCCATTGTTTAATTATTACGGGTGTTGTTTTTGGTTTTGTGGTGGTTTGTGTTTCTTACGGGGCGTATCTGTTTTTTTTCTTAACTCGTTAAAAGTTGCCGTAAGTTATGGACACAAACGGCAACTCTTAAAGTTTTCCTGCGTGGTGTGTTTAAGAAACCCGATTATTATCCTTAAATTTAAAAGACTTGATAACGGGTTTATTCTCTTTTTTAATTCCGTCAGGAAATGGAAAAGATAATTGAACACCTTTTTTATTTTCCAATGGTTTAACAGTTTCTTCTATTGTGTATGAAACTGTCTTTACTCGTTTATATCCTTTAGTCATTAGTACCTCTTTCAGTTGTTGGTTGTTGTTGTTGTTGTGGTTGATTTAAAGAACTCGGGATATTGGTTCTCGTTCTAATAGCCCGAACTCGTCTAAATCTTAACGGCTCACTTAATTTTAAACTTGGTACATTAAACGAAATTCCTTTAAATCGTCTTTTGTACGTAAGTTTAAAACTTTCCACTTTTTTGAAATACTTGTTGTTGTTCGTATTCCTAAAATGAAACTTGTTTAATATTGGGTAATCAAATCTATTTTTTGAAACCCACTTAATAAAATCTTTATGACTTGTTTTACTATTCATTGAGTTAGATCTTACGTAAGTTGCGAGTGCGTGAGTAAATTCCAAATACCTGTAAATGGTATGACCCGAGATATTTCCTTTAAACATTCTAAATTCTATTGTTTTCTCGGGTTCAGTATTTAAAATACTATGTCTATCGGGTAAGTTTCTCGCAAAGTATTTTATATTATGCCTATAATTTACTCGGGCATAACTAGTGTCGTTTTCTAGATCTCGCCCTGCAATCTCACAAATATATTTAAAATTACTTTGAAGATTTAAAAACTGACCAATTAAACCAATTTGATAACGAGTAAATAAATGTTTTGGGATATGAACGTGAACACCCGTTTTTTTATCTCGGTAAGAATATAAATAATCTTTTACGTTCTTTTCAAAGTTAAACCAATAATCAGTTTGTTTAGCATAGTCTAAAGTCATTGGTACAATATTTAATTCTAGCCCGTTATTACCTAGAGACCCGTCAGATTTACAAATAGCCGTACCACTTAATATTTTTTCTTCTAACATTTTATTAATTTTACTCGGGCAACGACTAGATTTATTAACTTCCAATTCCACACCCAAATACAAATTATTTTCTTTTACTTTCTCGTATGGCATTTGAGCAAACGGCAACCCGTCAACAACCTTAAATGAATAGGGTCTTAATTGGTTGTTATTACTTTCAAGATTAACACTC